GGTCCTCTTATAGGTGGTTTTCACCTGGGAGGAAGAGAAGGTCAAATTCATGGTTGTAGTGGATTGCTATTGAAGAGTGAATTTGATGCTGCTTTTGAACGTTTGCAAACAAAATCATGGGTTGTACTATCTAAAAGTTCGGGAGAAATCCCAAAAGAACTTTATAGTGTGCAGTTTTATGATAATGCAGATATTCATTACAAAAGCCCTCTTAACTTTTTACCGGAAGGAACTAATTGTAAGTTCTATGGTCAAGTTAAAGGAAGAGCAACTTATCACTCTAACGTGGAGGAATCGTTTATTTCCTCACAAGTTGAAGAGGTTTGTGGTGTACCCCAGAAATGGGGAGGACCAAAGTTTCGGACAGGATGGCCTTGGCAGGCATCTTTACAGCATTCAGCAAAACCATCTTGTGGTATAGAGGGTTCTTTGCTTGAACGAGCTTGTGAAGATTACATTCAACCAATCTTAGAAGGATTGGATAGTTTGACATCACTGAAGAAATTAGTAAAACCTTTAAGCAGGATGGAGACAGTTTGTGGAATCGATGGAGTTCGATTCATAGACAAAATGGCTCCTGGCACTTCAATTGGATTTCCTCTTTCTGGACCAAAATCAAATTATATTGAACCTTTGGACCCTAAAGAGTATCCAACCCATCAATGCCCCGCAAAGTTAGACGAAATATTCTGGAAACATGCGGAAGATATGGAAGAACTTTATCTCAAGGGAGAGAGAGCTTATCCAATATTTAAGGCATGTTTGAAAGATGAGCCGACAAAATTGACTAAGGACAAGGTTAGGGTATTTCAAGGAGCACCAGTAGCTTTACAACTTCTAGTGCGCCAGTACTTTTTGCCCATAGCCCGTGCTATGTCAATGATGCCTCTTACATCTGAGTGTGCAGTTGGCGTGAATGCCCAAGGTCCCGAATGGGATCAATTGGCCAATCATGTCAAGAAATTCGGAGAAGACCGTATTTTAGCTGGAGATTACAGCAAATATGATCTACGAATGCCCGCTCAATTGATGTTCGCATCTTTTCGTATCATGATGGATATAGGCAAACACTGTGGATATTCCGACCGTGACTTAAAAATCATGGAAGGAACGGCTACAGATATTTGTTATCCATTGATGGCTTACAATGGAGATTTGATTCAATTATTAGGATCTAATCCCTCAGGACAGCCATTAACGGTCTATATCAATGATACCGGAAATTCTTTGTTGCTTCGCTGCGCATACTTCTCAATTTATAAGGATCGAAAGACCTTACCAAAATTTAGAGATGTATGTGCTTTGATCACATATGGAGATGACGCAAAAGGTTCCGTTAAGGAAGGTTATGATGAATACAATCATATTTCCGTTGCAAAGTTCTTAGAACAGCACGATATGAAATTTACCATGCCGGACAAGGAATCCGAGCCGACACCCTATATGACGGATGTGGAAGCAGATTTTCTGAAACGGAAAAACGTCTATTGTGAAGACACAGGGTTGATTATGGGAGCGCTCGATGAAGAATCTATCTTCAAGAGTCTCCATGCAACACTTAAGTCAAAAGCACTCACTAAAGAGCAACAATCAATGCAGAACATTGATGGAGCTCTTCGAGAGTGGTTTGCACATGGACGTGATGTTTATGAAGCTCGACGCGAACAAATGCAGCAGGTTGCCCGGCTAGCAGATATCGCTCACGGTTGCACTGTCATTCATGAAACATATGATGACAGATTAGCGGTTTGGAAAAAACGCTATGCTCCGGAAGAAACAAAATAAACAAATAAACAAAATAACAGTCTTGGGAAGACTATTTTTAAAAGCATCCCTCTAGGCGTAACCCACCACGTCTATCTCAAATAACCAAAAGGAGGCTCTTTGTATTGGATGACCGTGTTTGTCCAACTAGTTAGTCATAGGACATGCATAGGCTTGCAGAGAGAGGCACTTTCCCCGTAAAGTACCCCTATTTAGGGGAGTAATCGCCATACAAAAGATTAACAAACGCATTGTAGAATAAGTCTTCTACTTTAGCGTCCATTTTGACTTACTAGTATGAATAATAATTACGATAGATTTAATGTATCTATAAACGAGGAAAGCTTGGAATCCCAGCACCAGAACGTTCACTTTAGTGATCAGACACCTCAATGGGATTACACTGTGGATAGTATGCCCGACTCCACTTTTAACATTGCAGATTCAGACGACGCAGATCTCGGGAATTTCTTTTCCCGTCCTGTAAAAGTCCGTTCCTTCAATTGGGGCACAGGAACTAACATATACGAGGATTTCAACCCTTGGAAGGATTTCTTTGAGAATCCCAGAGTGTTGAACAGATTAACGAACTTCAATCTTTTACGTTGTAAATTGAAAGTGAGAATCGTATTGAATGGTAATGGATTTCATTATGGGCGAGCAATCGCTTCATATATTCCACTACACAACTTTGACGCGTTCACAGTTGATCGTGCATTCTTTACCCAAGACATTGTAGGCGCCAGTCAGCGTCCGCATGTATATTTAGATCCAACCACCAGTCAAGGTGGCACCTTAACTCTTCCATTCTTTTGGTATGCGAATGCTCTTAGCATTCCCAATCAAGAGTGGAGAGATATGGGTGAGATCGTTATCCATGGTATGCAAAACTTAAAGCATGCAAATGGAGCTACTGACCAAGTTACCGTTTCCGTCTTTGTTTGGGCTGAAGACGTGTCACTATCCATTCCTACAGCAAATGAGCCAGGAGCTCTAGTGCCGCAAATGGGAGAAGTGTACACACCACAATCCAACGACGAATATGGTACAGGTCCAGTATCGCGACCAGCAGGCATTGTAGCCAGAGCCGCAGGGGCTCTGTCCAATGTCCCAGTGATAGGTGCTTACGCACGCGCCACTGAAATGGCAGCGAACGCTGTATCGAGTATTGCTACTCTGTTTGGTTATTCAAGACCAATAGAGCTTGCACCGATAGTACCGTATAAGCCAACATTATTAGGAAATATGGCTAATACTAACGTTCCCGACACATCCCAAAAGTTAACTCTGGATGTAAAACAAGAGCTTACCGTAGATCCACGTGTGATGGGTCTAGGTTCAACTGATGAGATGACAATCAAGTCAATAGCTCAAAGAGAATCTTTCTTAACACAGTTTGGATGGGCAGTTTCCGATTCGTCAGAGACATTACTATGGAACTCTGAAGTTTCACCCGTCCTATGGAACGTGTTAGCAGGGGTTGACGACGAGGTACACATGCCCGCATGTTGTTTTGCAACTCTTCCGTTTAAGAGATGGAGAGGTTCAATGAAGTTTCGTTTTCAAATCGTTGCATCGTCTTTTCACAAAGGACGTCTTAAGATTACTTACGATCCTTCATACCCTCTTACGAACGAATATAATACGAATTATACGTATATTATCGATCTTGCAAAAGAACGCGACTTTACTGTCTGCGTTGGCTGGGGACATGAAAGAAGCCTTGTTGGACATCGCAGTCCAACTACAGGCCCTCCGCCGTATGGCATTTTTCCTCTTGGATCTGATCCAGGAGATAATGCAAATGGCATCATATCCGTGTACGTGGTCAATGACTTAACTGTACCCAACTCCATTGTAAATAATGATGTTGAAGTTAATGTCTTTGTATCCGCTGGTGATGACTTCGAAGTCTTCGATCCAGATTCACGGAATATGCAAAATTTGACCTGGTTCAAACCTTTACAGAGTTTCGACGCTCAAATGGCTGAAATGAGCCAACCTGACGCAGATCTCACCAAAAGTGAAGACGAACCGATGAAATTGGAACCCTCTCAGACGATGGCTCCGATTTTATCCGACCAGGACCACACCGCATGTGTGTATTATGCTGATCCAGTGACATCTTTCCGACAATGTTTGAAAAGATATAACTACCATACAGCAATAGTACCCATTAACGAGCTCAATACCCCGACTATGTTAACTTGCCATAATAGCAATTTTCCATATTATCGAGGTTACGCTCCAGGTGCAGTACACAAAACAGTGGACCCTGCCCCAAATACACCTTACAATTATTGTAAGATGACATTGTTAAATTACGTCACTCCGGCTTACGCCGCGAGGAGAGG